GAGGTCTTCTTTCACCACCAAACGACTCGATAAAGCATGAATAGCCACGCAGAGGACTCGAAAGGTACAGAGACGGCTCAAAAGGCCTCAGATAGCCCTACATCGGTTACCGAGAGAACTACAGGACTCTATCTAGGCTCTCCGACTCCCAGAATCCACTCTAAACTCGTGGATTTACCGTCACGCGGCCAAGAATTGATCGATTTCGCCGAAAGTATCAAGCTTCCGCTCTTACCTTGGCAGAAGTTCGTCGCGATGGAAGCTCATCGAGTCAAGCCAGACGGCCGCTGGCATTCGCCCCTAGTCTGCGTCGTCGTAGCCAGACAACAGGGTAAGACTACGCTCATGAAAGTAAGGGCATTAGCTGGTCTCTTCTTATGGGAAAACGGACTACAGATCGGAACAGCTCATCGACTTACTACATCGCTGGAGACTTTCCGAGACATCGTTAACATGATCGAAGAGAACGAACATCTGGCCAGACAAGTCAAGCGAATCCGCTGGGCGCATGGATCAGAAGAGATCGAACTCAAATCCGAGTTCGGCGGCGGTCGCTACATGGTTAAAGCTGGCGGCTCAGCTGCGCGCGGTATTTCCAAGCCAGAGACCGTCTTCGTCGATGAGACCAGAGAGCTTAAAGACGAATCGACGTGGGCTTCTCTGCGTTACACGATGATGGCCGCTAAGAATCCGCAGCTCTGGACACTCAGTAACGCTGGAGACCAACATAGCCTAGTTCTTAACGCGCTCCGCGAGCGCGGAATGAGCGCAGCTAAAGGCGATGACATCGCTTACTATGAATGGTCATCTAATTACGAGAAGATCGACGACACTCCCGCATTCTGGAAAGGTGCGGCGATGGCGAATCCAGCTTTAGGCCACACAGTCCACATCGATAACATTCGGGCAGTCCTCAACGATCCGCCAGATGTCGTAAAGACGGAAGTCCTATGTCGCTGGGTCGCTACGATCTCGGCGGCTATTCCAGCCGAAGAGTGGAATCAGTGTGGAGAAGAAGGCTTGGAGCTTGATCCAGAGAAGACGACTTGGCTAGGCATCGACGTAAGTCCGAATCGTCGCGACGCCGCATTAGTGGCCGCCCAACAAATCGACGACGAAAGATTCTTCGTCAAGCTCTTACACACTTGGCATAATCCGATAAACCTTGACGATAAAGCGATCGCGAACGACATCGCTCCCTATGTAAAACAGTATCCAGTCGAGACAGTGGCTTATTCTAAGAGGACGGCTTCTGCTATAGCTGCGCGGTTAGTTCCAGCGGGTATCCCGATCTCGGACATCGACGGCGCACTGTACGGCCAAGCTTGCGACGAATTGTTAGGAGCGATCACATCGAAGAGATTACGACACGACCCGAAACAGACAGAACTCTCCAAGCAGATCTTATCAGCTGCGAGACTTCCGTTCGGAGATGGTGGCTGGACTATCGGGCGGAGAGCTTCTCAGTCGACTGTATGCGCGACGGTTGCGACGGCCTTAGTCACGCATTACGCGACACGCCCACCGATGGATCTTGACATCATGGTCGGCTAGGTGTATCGGCTTCTCTAGAATTGTGGCATGGGATTACTCGATCTATTCGTTCCGACGGTTAAAGCTGCGTCCCCAGAAGCTTCTATCAGTATCGAAGCTGCGGAATCTCTTTATCCTGTAAACACTCTTAACTCTCTCGGCGGCTATTACTTTATGGGTAATCAGACCGCTACTCGTACCGAAGCGATGGGCGTTCCAGCTTTAGCTCGCGCGCGTAACATTATCTGTACGACTCTCGGATCTTTCGAGATGCACACTCGCAACATCGCAACAGGCGAAAGAGTGCAACAGCCAAGAGTTATAAATCAGCCAGACCCGCGAATCGCTGGCTCTGCATTCTGGTCATGGTTAGCCGAGGACATTCTGTTCTATGGTTATGGCTATGCAAGAGTTCAGAATCGCTACGCGGACACAGGTCGCATTCAGGCGATGGAAAGAATCGATCCTCTTCGCGTAACTGTTACGACTAACGGCAACGGAACAGAGATCGACGGTTATGCAGTCGATGGATCTACAATCGATCCGAGCGAACTGGTCGTCTTTACTGGACTCGATGAAGGAATCTTAAATCGCGCTGGCCGCACTATTCGCGCAGCTTCGGCGTTAGAGAAAACAGCTTACGACTTCGCGATAAATCCTAATCCGCAGACAATTCTAAAAAACTCTGGCGTCGCACTTCCAAAAGATCGCGTAGCTGCTTTAGTTGCAGCATTTAAGAATCGCACTTCTAAAGCTGTCACATTCTTAAACGGTGACGTATCGATCGAGACTGTCGGTTATGATCCGAAGAATCTACAGCTTAACGAAGCTCGCGGATACCTGGCTCTGGAACTATGTCGCGCTGCCGGTCTTCCAGCTTATTTCGCAAGTGCAGAGCCTAATAGCTTTACTTACTCGAACGCTGTATCCGAAAGACGTTCTCTTATCGATTATTCGCTGCGTCCGCTTATGACTTGCATAGAGCAGCGTCTATCTTTATCGGACTTTACTCCGCTGGGCCAAGAAGTGAAGTTCGATCTAGATGATTTCTTGCGCGGTAATCCAATGGAACGCGCGCAAGTGTACGAAATCCTAAATCGAATCGGTGCTATGTCGATCGATGAAATCCGCGAAGAAGAGGATCTACTTCTATGAAAATCACGACACCAATGAACATAACAGCGGCAGATTCTAACTCGCGGACTATTAGCGGGCGCATCGTCGCATTCGAGGAAGCAGCTAACGCATCGACTGGGAAAGTCGTATTCGCGAAAGGATCAATCGCTCCAGCTTCCGTAAAGTTAAACTTGGAACACGATCGCACTCGTCCAATCGGAAAGACTATGGACATGACACTAAATGAAGATTCGATCGATGCAGTCTTTAAGATTACGAACACGACAGCGGGAACGGACGCGCTTACCGAAGCGATGGACGGACTTCGCGATGGCTTCTCCATCGAATTAGCTGTAGATGATTACATCATGCAGAAGGACGGCACTATGCGCGTTCTTGCTGGAGAATTAACAGGCGTCGCACTCGTAACAGAGCCAGCGGTTCGCTCAGCTCGCGTCAGTGAAGTAGCTGCAACAGAAGGCGAAGAAGTCGCCGAAGAGATCTCCGATTCCACAGTGGAAGAGGAAGTAACACCAACAACAGAAGGAGACGAAGTGGACAACACCGTCACAAACGCGGAAACCGTCGAGACGGTCGAAGCTGCTCAGTCAACAACAGCCGCAGCGAAGCCAATCGTAGGCGGATCATTCACCAAGCCACGCTTAGAGTTTACAGCTGCTAAGTATGTCGAGAACACAATTCGCGCAGCGATGGGCGACGATCAAGCTCGCCAGTACGTTCTCGCGGCAGATAACACAACAGATAACGCGGGCCTAGTACCTACTCGCCAGATGGCCGAAGTAGTTAACGGACTATCTACACTTATCCGTCCATCGATCGACGCGATCTCTCGCGGAACTCTTCCAGATGCGGGCATGACTTTCGAGATCCCTAAGATCACGCAAGCTCCTACAGTGGCAGTTCTAGCCGAAGACGCTTCACCAATGAGCGACACAGATCAGAACGCAGCTTTCATCACTGTAGACGTTAAGAAGTTCGCAGGACAGCAGACTTTCTCAGTCGAGCTTCTCGATCGTACTTCTCCAGCGTTCTTCGATGAGCTAATCCGCAACATGGCAGCAGCTAAGGCCAAGGCCGAGAATGCTTACGTTAACGGTCTTCTAATCTCAGGAGCTACAGCGGACGGCACTACTACGACTACTTATCCAACAGCTGCCGAGCTACTTGGAATTATCTCTCGCGGAGCTGCTTCTGTTTACTCAGCTACAGCTGGACTTCCACGTCCTTTCGCGAAGTCACTTATCGCATCGACTGGTCAATGGGCTAACCTAATGACTCTTAACGATTCAGGACGTCCAATCTATAACGCTTCACAGCCACAGAATGCGGGCGGTGTAGTTCGTCCAGATTCACTAATGGGCAACGTAGCGGGACTAGATCTCTACGTCGATCCAACTAACGCGGGCGATGGCGACGGAACTCTTCTAGTCGTTAACCCAGACGCTTACACATGGTACGAAGGCCCTACTTTCCGCCTACGCGCGGACGTAATCGCTTCGGGCCAGATTACAGTCGGCTACTACGGTTACGGCGCACTAGCGACCAAGATCGCAGCTGGCGCATTTAAGAATAACAAGCAGTAATCCGAATAAATCGATCATCGCCTAGTTCGCTCCCGAGCTAGGCGAGCAGTAGAAGGGAAGGGCTAATGCCTAACATCATTACAGCTTCGCAGCTAAGATCCGTCTTAGGCGTTAGCTCTTCTCTCTACGACGACGCTTACTTAAACGACATCATCGACACAGCGGAGCAAGTTATTCTCCCGCTACTTATTCAGAACTCGACAGCTGTAATCGAGTACGAGCTGGACACTAACGTCGCAACATTCTTTACTCGTCGGACGCACCCTTTTGTCGTAGGACAGTCGATCGTCATTACTGGACTTCCAGCTCCATTTACAGCCACTCACACTCTTACACTCGTTACAGATTCTTCATTCTCTGCCGCTCTTACATCGTCGAACGTAACACGTCGCCAGATTATCCCGAACGGCATGGCAACACTTAGCGGCTATTCAGCTGCGACTCTCTACGTCGGAAACGCGTCGATCGAGTCCGCTATCTACGCCGTATCTATCGAAGTCTTCCAATCTCGCACAGCTGCGGGCGGTCAGATCGAAGGCGTGGACTTCCAGAGTTCGCCCTACAGAATGGGCCGCAGTCTCCAGAATCGTGTAATCGGCCTCTTAGGTAATTACATAGATGTCGACGTAATGATCGGCGGCTAACGTGCCAGCTTCTTCTATTCTTACGAGCGTCCGTACTCCGCTAAAGACAGCGATCCAAGGAGTAGCGGCTAACACTTACGACGCAGTTCCAGAAGCTCCGATCGTTCCATTCGCGGCAGTCACTCCGAGCGTTCCGTATCTACAGCCGACGTTCTTGGGTAAGGCGAATGTCAAGCTAAAGGTAAACCTAGTAATAAGCGTAGGCGTAGCGATCTACGATAATCAGAGCGCACTCGATAACTGGGAGAAGCTCGTAATTAGCATTCTGGCGGCCGTTCCGTCAGGGTATGAAGTCGGAGACGTATCGAATCCGATTCCGTTAACGATAGGCGCGTCAGAGATTCTCGCGGGCGAGATTCAGCTTTCCACCTATTACACACAAACAAACTAAGGAGAAACAATGGCCACGACCGTCATTACTGGACGCGATCTCGCTATGACGATCGCGACTAAGAACTACGACGAGCAAGCGACAAGCGCGACGCTTTCAGCGGACGTCACTATCGAAACTTACGACACACTTTATTCGAAGGCTTACAAGTCGATCGATTCACAGTGGACGTTCGACGTCGAAATGCTTGCAGACTGGGGCGCAGCGGATTCGCTCTGCGAAGCTCTATGGACAGCGGCAGAGACAGCACCTAACACGACTCTAGCGGTATCGCTAACAGCTGTAACAGGCGCAGTCTTTAGCTTTAACGTTCTTCCACTATTTCCAAGCGTGGGCGGATCATCGCCAGACGCTCAGACTGTTAGCATGAGCTTTACAGTCGTGGGAACACCTACAGAGACATTTAGCTAAAAAACAGAATCGGGAGCAATACATGAAGCTAGAACTAGAAGTCCAGTACCTATCGGGAGACGTCGCTACTTACGTCGCAGCTCTTCCAGAATGGGTTAAATGGGAACGAAAGTTTAACGCAACAGTAAACGAAGCAGAATCGAAGCTAGGTCTCGAAGGGCTTACATTCTTGGCTTATCACGCTATGAAGCGCGAAGCAGCTGGGAATCCTGTTAAGCCTTTCGAGATCTGGGTCGAAACTGTAGAAGGAATTAACAGTAAGAAGTCAGACCCAAAAGCTGGCCCGTCGGAAGCTTAAATCGGATCATCGTCGAAGTCGCAATAGCGACCCAGATTCCGATGAGCGAATGGCAGACGGCGGAAGATTTACTCACAGCTATAGAGATCTTGGAGAGGCAGAATGGCAGATAAAAGCGGCCGCGGCACTTATGCCATTACTGTCGATCCATACGAGTTTAAGAATCTTCTCGGGCTTCTGGGTTCGTTCCCAGCGGAGTATCAGCAACTCGTAAGAGATCGGGCGCAGCCTATGTCTCAGAGACTAGCTGGCCAGCTCATGATGAGCGGTCTATCTGCTCCAGCTCCACAGACGAAGCTCGTAGTCCAGACGATCAAGTCTCCACGCGATCGTCTTATTCGCGTCGACATCGGCGGCCCTAAGAAAGTCGGTCGTCCTTATGGCGGAGAAGCTTCTAAGAGCGGTAAAGGCGCGAAGGTTCGTCGTCAAGCTGCGCCAGCTGGCGCGCTGCTCTGGGGAACAGAGTACGGATCGCATGGCGGCGTCGACTCGATCGGCCGAACATTTACGAACAGATTTAAGACTCCCTACAATAAGCGCGGCTACTGGATCGCTCCAGCTGTCGACTTCTATGTCCCAGTCGTAGCCCGCGAATACTCGCTTATGGTTCAGCAGATCGCTAAAGAATTGAGGCTCAACTAATGGCGGGCATTCCGAAGATAAAGATTACTTTCGACGCCGACTTTGATCAGCTAAAGAAGGGCGTCAAGGGCGCACAGAATGAAGTCGAAGGCTTCGGATCTAAGATGGGCGACTTCGCTAAGAAGGCGGGAGCTGCGTTCGCTGTAGCTGGAGCGGCTGCGGCTGCCTATGCTGGAAAGCTTCTTGTCGATGGCGTTAGATCTGCGATCGAAGACGAAGCAGCTCAGGCAAAACTCGCTACGACTTTACAGAACGTCACAGGCGCAACAAATAACCAGATCGCAGCTGTAGAGAGTTACATAACTCAGACAGCACTAGCTAACGGAATTACGGACGACGTTCTTCGTCCATCGCTGGATCGCTTGATTCGTTCGACGGAAGACGTCACAAAAGCCCAAGAACTCCAGACCTTAGCTCTAGACATCGCAGCGGGAACAGGTAAGGATCTAAAGACAGTCTCGGAAGCTCTCGGTAAAGCTTACGACGGCAATCTAGGCGCACTCCGAAAGCTCGGCGTAGGCATCGACGATTCGATCATCAAGTCCAAGAACTTCGACGCTGCGGCAGCTGCACTCTCTAAGACTTTCGAGGGCCAAGCTTCTAAGCAAGCCGAGACTTTCCAAGGAAAGATGGCTCGTCTTACTGTTGCATTCGATGAAGCGAAAGAGACTGTAGGTTCTTACGTTCTAGACGCTATTACGCCGCTTGTTAGTTCGTTCGTGGATAAAGGAATCCCAGCGATTCAGGACTTGGCTAGTAATCTAGGTAAAACACTCGGGCCAGCGTTCGGCGAAATCTTTAAGGTCATTCGCGATGACGTGCTTCCAATCTTGACTTCTTGGTGGAAGTTCCTTTATGACGAAGTTATTCCAGCAATCGGTAAAATCGTAGGCCCAGCACTCGAAGGCCTTAAATCGATTTTCGATAAAATTAAAAAAGCTCTTTCCGATAACTCGGCCGAATTAAAGCCATTTTTGGGATTCTTAAAAGATGTATGGGCATTCGTCGATAAGTATTTAGCTCCGCTTCTTGGTGGGGCGTTTAAGCTCGCGCTAGAAGCCATCGGAACGATCGCCGCTGGCTTGGTTACTTCATTCTCTAAGCTTGTCGGATTCTTGACTAGTACTTATAACAACGCAAAAAAGATTATCGATTTCTTAAAGAATAATCCCGTTACTAATTTATTCGATGGTGGAGCAAAAGGTCTTAAAGCTTCTGTACCGTTCCCAGAAGAAATCGTCGTCGTTCCAGAAGACAATGGATTCCAGACTTTGCCGCCTACGGGAATCTTTGCTCCGACTCCAGATTCGCCTACATTTACAGGCGCGCCGCTTGGAGCTTATTCTCCAGCCATGCAAGCCGCGATCTTACGCCGAGAAGAATTAAAGGCCGAGACCGAAAGACTTCGTAAAGAGCGAGAAGATGCCGCAGCTGCTCGATTAGCAGCTACAGGCGGAGAATCAACGGGAACTCGAATCACGTTAAACATGGGCATAGTCGGAGATCCAGAGTCGGCAGCTCGTACTCTCATCGATGTAGTTAATAAGTCCCAAGCGCGCGGCACTTTAGGCGCGGGAGCGTTCTTAACAGTATGACCCTATGGACTCCAGTCTGGAGCGTTCTTATCGATGGAGTCGAGTATAAGAACGTAACTCTAGCAAATCTCACTGTCGAATCTGGTCGCCGAGACATCTATCAGCAAGCTGTAGCGGGCTACTGTAGTTTATCAATTCTTAACATCGACGATGATCCGATCACTGTAGGTATTAACTCTGCGATTACTGTCTTCGTAGAGAACTCAACAGCCACTCCAGTAGCAATCTTCGGCGGAAGTGTGAGCGACATTCTTACGACGGTGGAAAGATCGGGAACTGGCGGACTAATCCAGACTATTACCGTTACGGCTCTCGGCGCGCTTTCGCGTCTTCCAAAAGTCTTAACCGAAGGAATACTAAATAAAGAGTACGAAGGCGATCAGATCTTCGACGTGTTAGATGGCATTCTTTACGGAGCTTGGAATGAAGTTCCCGCAGCTCTTCACTGGGCAGATTATGACCCGACTACGACATGGGCGGAAGCCGAAAATAGCGGCGTGGGACAAATCGATCGCCCAGGCAATTATGAGCTAACAGCCAGAAGCGCAAACGTGACAGATGCTTATTCATTAGTCGCAGCTTTAGCGACTTCTGGACTCGGTTACATTTACGAAGATTCCGAAGGCCGCATCGGGTACGCGGACAGCACTAGAAGAAGCACTTACTTAGGCGCGAATGGTTACGTCGAGCTTTCGGCTTTAGACGCTTACTCCAGTGGACTCCAGACATCGACCAGAGCGGGCGACGTTCGTAACACTGTGACTATTACTTATAAAAATGGCCAGCAAGTTACTAACAGCGATTCCGCTTCTGTAGCTCTTTACGGATCACTCGCTCAAAACATTCTCACGACTTTAGAAAACGGTTCGGACGCTACGATCCAAGCTGCGTTCTACCTTGCTCTTCGCGCTTACCCAAGAGCTAACTTCGAGTCGATTCGCTACCCACTGGGAAGCCCTAACGTAAGCGATTCGGACAGAGATTCCCTTATAAGCGTCTTTATGGGAATGCCCGTAAACATTTCAGATTTACCCGTAAACATGGGATCAAACTTCCAAGGCTTCGTCGAAGGCTGGAGATTCTCGGCTGGCTATAACTCGCTGGCGATCGATCTTTACATAACGCCGATCGCTTATTCACTCGACGCGTTCCGCTGGAATGACGTTCCCGCTTCCGAGAGATGGAACACTATTAGCCCTACACTTACATGGTTAGAAGCGACAGTAGTCGCATAGAGAGGAAAACATGGCAACTACGACACCTAACTTCGGCTGGGTAGTACCGACTTCGACCGACTTGGTTAAAGACGGAGCTACAGCGATCGAGACACTTGGCGATTCTATCGATGCGTCTTTAGTCGATCTTAAAGGTGGAACGACTGGACAGGTTCTATCTAAGAACTCTGGAACAGACATGGACTTTACATGGATCGAACAGGACGACTCGACTCTTTCATTTAACGCACAGACTGGAACTACTTACACTCTTGTAGCTGCCGATCTTGGAAAGTTCGTAACGATGTCTAACAGTTCGTCGATTACCTTGACAGTTCCGCCATCGGTATTCGTAGCGGGAAACACTATCAACGTTCAGAGTATCGGAACAGGAATTACAACATTCGCGCAAGGCGCGGGCGTTACGATTACTTCTACTGGCGCATCTTCTTCAGCTCCAAAGCTACGCGCTCGCTATTCTGCGTGTACCGTAATCTGCACAGCTTCTAACACATTTACGATCGTAGGAGATCTTAGCTAATGCCGATTCTTGGAATCTTCGCGTCTGCTCAGCCGCCAGTTCCGATTAGCGTCGAAGTTCTAGTAGTCGGCGGTGGCGGTGGTGGTTGCGGTTCTCAACAGCGCGGCGGCGGTGGTGGTGCTGGCGGATTTAGAACGACTACGCTTTCACTATTTAAGGGAAACTCTTACACTGGAACAGTCGGAGCGGGTGGAGCTGTTGCATCTAATGGCAGCGATTCAGTCTTTGACACAATCACAAGCGCGGGCGGCGGTAAAGGCGGAAACTCGACGCAAGATGGCGGAGCTGGCGGTTCTGGTGGTGGAGCTGGTAACAGCGGAAGCGTAGATCGCTTCGGTGGAGCTGGTAATACACCAAGCACATCACCGTCGCAAGGTAATCGGGGCGGAAACAATACGGGAACGGTTAGCTACATTCCTTACAGATCGGGCGGCGGTGGTGGTGCTGGCGCGCAAGGTAAAGACTTAATAGGTGGAACTACAGCTCCGCCATCTTTAGGCGGTAATGGAACAGCTTCGAGCATTACTGGTACTTCGATAACTTATGCTGGCGGTGGTGGTGGATCTAACGACGATCCAAATACAAGCGCGGGCGGTACAGGTGGCGGCGGTACAGGTGCAAGCAAAAACGGAACTCCAACAGCGGGAACAGCTAATCTCGGCGGTGGTGGTGGTGGAGTCTGGGACGCATCTTCTACAGCTGGAAGCGGTGGCTCTGGCGTCGTTATTCTTAAATACGTCGACACTCTTAACATTACAGTCTCAGGATTAACCAATAGCACTTCTACATCTGGCGGCTTTAAGGTTACGACATTACAAGGCGGAACAGGGACGGTGAGCTGGACATAATGGCACACTACGCATTCATCGACGAGAATAATCTCGTAACAGAAGTAATAGTCGGAATCGATGAGACCGAACTAATCGACGGTCTAGATCCCGAAACATGGTACGCAAACTTCCGAGGACAAACCTGTAAGCGAACTTCTTATAACGGCAATCTAAGAAAGAACTTCGCGGGAATCGGCTACACATACGACGCAGAGCGCGACGCATTTATTCCGCCGCGTCCAGATAACGCGGTCTCACTGGACGAAGAATCGTGCCAGTGGATTATCACTTGGGAGACGACATGAATTATCCAATCGGAACAGCTGCGGCAGTAGTAGAAGTAGCTCTTAAAGAAGTCGGTACTGTCGAAGAAGGCGATAACCTTACGAAGTACGGAAAGTTCACGAAGGCCGATGGTCTGCCTTGGTGCGGATCTTTCGTTAATTGGTGCTTCCATGAAGCGGGTGTAAAGCTTCCATCGATGGTCTCTACAGCTGCGGGAGCGCACAAACTTAAAGAAGTAAGTCGCTTCGTAACGGTAGAGCCTAAGATCGGAGATCTTGCATTTATGGACTTTCCGCATGATGGAGTCGACCGTATTAGCCACATTGGAATAGTCGTAGGAGTCAAGTCGAAGACTGTTATCACGATCGAAGGTAATACTTCGGGAACAGGCGATCAGCGTAACGGCGGAATGGTAATGATTAAAGAGCGGGCATTCGGGAGCGGTAAAGAGATCGTAGGCTTCGGACGTCCTAAGTTCGTGGCTTATGCTGGCGATTATCCGATCGTCGAAGTACCTACTCAATCGGCAACGAAGCCGAAGAAGGAGAAAACTAATGGCAAACTTAAAGCCGTTACTCGCAAGCTGGGCGCGTAGCTTCGCAGCTGCGTCGTTAGCTGTTTACATGGCTGGCGTGCAAGATCCTAAGGCAATTCTTACAGCTGGCTTAGCCGCTGTTCTGCCTGTAGTTCTACGCTGGCTAAATCCTAAAGATGCAGCTTTCGGGTTACAGGGGAAGTGACTCGGAAACTACTGGCGGGAAGTCTGGCCTTAGTCCTTTCGGTCGGGCTTTCTGCCTGTGGTTATCAGGGCTGGATTCGCTATGAATGCCAAGAGTTCGAGAACTGGTCGAAGCCAGAATGCCAAGAGCCACAGTGCGTCCCTACTGGAACGTGCACTAGCGACGTCCTTGGAGAAGAAACTCCACAGCCCAGCCCGACGCCGTAGCCCAGAAGAAGTCCACGCGACTCTCATTCTCATAATCGGATCTACCTTAGCGGCGGTCTTCTTGATCGTTACTCTTGGAATTACCTACGCGCTTATCTTCGTTACTCAGCCGATCGGTGGACAAGCTCCTAACGATGCGGCCTTTATCGATCTTCTAAAGACTCTTTCGATTTTCCTAACTGGATCACTGGGCGGAGTTCTTGCGGGTAATGGATTAAAGTCCAAGCCGAAAACACCAATCGACACGCCGACAGATAAGCGGGAATCTTGACCTAGACGCGTTCTTGCTTCACTCTTTACATAGGGAGCGCGAACGTCGTTCCCAGTATCGGGAGCTAGTAATGAATGAATTATCGATTATCGTCATGATGCTAATAGCTGGGATCTTATGGTCAGCGATGAGCTACTCAGTCGGTTATAAAGAAGGCCAGCGAGAAGGCTTTAAGCGCGGTCGAGCTGTATCACGTCACGCAGCTAAGGACGTGCGCTAATGAGCTTCTTAGACAATTACGAAGACGTAGCGGCCAGAATTGCCCGCCTATGGTTAACACACCCTACAGCTAGGGTTCAGACTAACATCGTGGACTTTAACGCCGAAAAGGGTTACGTCCTTATCCAAGCCCAGATCTTTCGCGAGTACGAGGATCTAAACCCATCGGCTACCGATTACGCATTCGGTAACGTAGCAACTTATAACGTCAACATGAAGAAGTTCTTCGTCGAGGATACTGTCACATCGGCGATCGGTAGAGCTATCGGATTACTACTTGGAGCGGACAAGCGTCCGACTCGTCAGGACATGGAGAAAGTCGAAACTATTAGCGCGAAGGTGGCTAACTCAACGGCCGACGATTACGATCCTTGGACTCAGAAGTTCGGCGAAGTGCCAAGCTATAAGACGGCCGAAGAAGCCGAACAGAGCGGCATTCCTAGCCTTGGATCATCGATGGACGAGATCGCTAAGCAGCTGGGCGGAGAACTAATTCCAGAAGCTCCACAGTGCAGCCATGGCCATCGAATCTTTAAGACTGGCGAAGCTAAAACTGGTAAAGCTTGGGGCGGCTGGTTCTGCGTCGAGAAGACCAAGGCGACACAGTGTTCGCCGCTCTGGTACGTCTTAGCCAGCGATGGCAAGTGGAAGCCACAGGTCTAAAGATGAGCGACTTAATCGAGATTATTTATCCGCAATCAATGACGGCCAAGCTTCTACAGAATGGCGAAGTTATAGCCGAGTATAAAGTCGAACAGTGCGACAGCTGCGCGAAAGTAAAGAAGCTAGACGCTTTCGGTTATACCAAGGGACAGGGCGGAGAGAAGTTAACCTGGCTCTGTGGTGACTGTAGATGAAGGTAAAGCCCACGATCGAAGATAAAGTCTTAGCTCACACTGTAGCTCTAGAACGAATCGCACAGGTCAACGGCCACCCAGACGCTTCTAGTCGATACGACAGACAGCTCGGCTTCCATGATTACGTCGCGCAAGTGGCCGAGTCAATAGTCGCCGAGATCTTGGTCGCTCGCTACCTTGGTTACACAGACTTCGATCCAAGGTCGTCACAGTTTAAGAAGACGGCAGATGTCGGAAGCTTTATCGAAGTAAAGTGGACACGTTACGAGACTGGTCAGTGCATTATCGGCGAAGGCGATAGAGCTACAGACGTGGCCGTCCTAGTCGTAGGCACTAGCCCTAATTACAGATTAGCGGGCTGGATACCTGTAGCCATGGCTAAGCGGCCTAAGTATAAGAACTCTAAGCAGCCTACTTGGTGGGTAGATCAAAAGAATCTACAGCCGATCGAGAATCTAAAGGGGAGTAACTATGGACAAGCTGCGCTTTAAGTGCCGAGTCTGCAAGAAGGACACCGATCAGCTCATTCGTGTAATTACAGATAATCTTCCAGAGAATGTAAAGACGATCCAGTGCTGCGTCTGCTCGACTATGACTGTGGCACTAATTGGAGAAGCTAATGGCGATCTATGAATACAGATGCGAAGTGTGCAGTAAAGAGCTAGAGATACAGCGTCCCATCGAGGACACACTGGCCAGAGATCCTTACTGTCCGAATTGCACTGTCCCTATGAAGCGCATTTACTCGCTTGGTGGGATCGTGTTTAAGGGTAATGGGTGGGGCGGTAAGCCATGAAGTTATCCACAGGGTTTATCCACAGTGTTAGTAAACCTGTGGGACACTCCCAAGATTACGCTCCCTACTTGACACGCGCGCTACTATCTCTTC